TCTAAATTAATAGAGTCGACTGCTGTGCCATCTGAAACAACATCTAAATCACCATCAGCGTTTGAACCTATATATAATCCAGAATCTCTGAATTGTAATCTCATTGCAGCATTTAATAATAAAGCTGTATCTGCAACATGAGTAAGTGATACGTCTGAATCTGCACCAAAACTTAATACTGCAGAGTCACTTAATAATTTAAGATCATCACCAATAACAGCATCTTTAGCAACAGATAATCCACCATCAGTTTGTAGTGAGCCATCTGTTGTAGAAGTTGCTTCAGTAGTATCATCTGTTTTTACAATTCCACTAGCTGTAACTGTTGTAGCAGTTAAGGCTTGTGCAGCAATTGTACTACCTGATTGTGCAGTAAAAGTATTTGCTGTAAATTGAAAATCATCTGCTCCTGCAATTTTAATATCTATTTGATCATCTGTGTCTGCTGTAATACTTGTATCACCATCAGCATCTAAAATTAATTCAGTGCCTTCTAAATCTCCGCCGCCGCTAAATCCTGCATCAACAATATTAGTTCCATCTGAGTATAATAATTTTGTAGATTTTTCTGATACACCAAAAGTTATACCAGTTCCTGATGCTGTTTTAAATTGCACAGTGTATGCACCTGATGTGCCATTAGTTACAATATAAACTTTTTCTACAGAATCTGGCACAGTTACAATAGAGTTTCCTGTAATTGTTCCTGTTAATTTTATAACAGCATTTTGTGCAGTTGATGTAGCAGCACCATCTGTAATACTTAACGCTAATGTGCCACCACTTGTTACTGCTTGTTCTACGTAACCTGAAATAGCTGTGTTAACAATGTCTAAGTTGGTATTTGTTTTTGTTCCCCATGTACCGGCATTTTCGCCAGTTGCCATTTTTTCTATACCGAGTGTTGTATATGTTGATGCCATAATTTAATTCCTATTGTGGTGGTGATTGAATTGGTATTCTTAAAGTACCATCCGTATAATCATCCCTTCTTCGTCTTCCAATTTGTTCTGCAGCAAATGTTTGTACTGCTTCTTTATATTTTCCTTCGTAAAGTTGCAACATATCCATTGGTCCTTTTAAAAAAGCGTAAGCTTCTGCTAGGCAACAATATAGCAGACCATTTGGAAAATTCATACTAATATAATTAGTATCATTATTTTCAAATATACTTGGCACTGCGTTGTAATGAATTTTGTAAGCAAATGTGCTACCTGGTGTTGGTGACACAATTATAGATCCAGAATTTGATGAGCTTTCTCCAGTTGCCCCTGTATCTAACATAGCGTAATATTTTGGTGTTCCAGTAGACGTAGTTGCTGAAATATATTCTTCTAAAAATGTAATATCTTTTTTTTCTAAATAAGTATTGGCACCAGTGTAAGTAGATCCAGTTGCAGTATAAACTTGGACTCCTCTAATAAACACGGCTCCTGCTGGCACAGTCACAGTGCCCGTTCCAGATGTAAAATTACCTGTAGATGTTTTTCTATCTGCATCAATAGGTATATCTCTAAAAATTCTATATTGTGCATTTAAAATAATATTTTCTATAACTGAATCTGACAATACAGTGCTATCTACTTCTGTGTAACTTCTTATTTGTGTTTTTAATCCTGATGCGCTTAATCCTGCCATTATGCTGTTAGAGTTGCCGGACCTGCCGAACAATTCTCTCCTCCTCCTGATGTACTACCACTTGTAGCAGTGTTTGTGTCTACAGTAAAGTGATAGAAATCTGTTGTGCTAGTTATGTTTCCACTTGAATCTCTTTTACCAACTGTAATAGAATATCCAGCAGATTTAGAAACGTTTGATCCTGCTATACCGTCAAATGATGCAGGATTTGAAAAAGTTCCAGCAGTAGATGGTGATCCTCTAAATCTTACAGTGTCCCCTGTTGATCTACCATGTGATGGTTCTGATACATTTATAATTCCTGATGAAGCCGCAATAGTTTCAAAAGGATTTGGTTTTAATATTGTTGCAACAGAGTTTTCTACTCTATCAGGTCTTGCATTCATTAAACCTTCTTGATCTGCAGCATGTGTACCTAATTCTAATTGTGGGTGTTTAGGTTCAAATTCTGATTTATGGACAAGCGAACCATTCCATTCTCTAACCATTTCATTGTATGGAAATTCAAATCCTGATCTATCTGATATTGCTTTTGCGTATTTTCCTATTGCCATTATTTTCTACCTCCATGTTTAGGATCTTTAAAAAAAGGCCCTGTCTTTTTTTCAAAATCAGAAGTCATTACTTTATGATAATGATCAATCATTCCTGGACCAGCAGTATGTTTTTTTTCTTTTAAAGTTTTATTCATAGACGCTATAATTTTATCTTTTTTTCCAGTAGGATCTTTTTTATAAATATTTCTTTGACCTTTTAAAAATTCTAATTTTTGTTTTCTCGCTTTTTTTCCTACTGTTTTAATTTTTTTAGCACCTTTAAAAATTGCTCCCATTCCTTTAGTTATTATTGTCATAATTTTCTCCTATATATTTGGATAATAGTTTTTAGGAGTTATGTATGTGCTAGCAGCGGAACCATCTTCTGATAATGCTCTTGCTAATTCATCTTCGTAATATAACTTCATTGTTTGTGTTAATTGCGGATTTACTTTTTGACTTAAATAAAAAGCTAATCCTGAAACCATACAAGGTACGAATCTGTATGGAAGATCTGTTGCATCTGTATAAGTAGAATCTACATCTTGTATTCTTTTTAAATAATAAAAATGTATGTCTTTAGACGCGTTAGAAGAATCTGCTGTTGGGTAAACGGTTATTGTGGTTTTGTCTACAAACCTTTGCACAAAAAATTGTGCTGGTGTTCCTTTAGACAATTTACTTGATAAAGCAGAATAAGTTGCTCTAGATATTTTTGTTAAAGAAGAATCTGATTGTGTTGTTTGAGTTCTATTAGATCTTAAAGTTGCTTCAAGAACATCTGCAACACCATAAGTATTAGCAGGGTTTGTTACAGAACTTGTACCATCTCCAGTTGCTCTATAAAAAGTATATTCAGCTTGACCTTCAATTACATCTATATTAGCTTCACCAACTTCCCAATAATGAATACCTCTATTACCCCATTCTTGAAAAAGAATGTTAAGAGATCTTCTTGCTGTTTTTAATTGATAACCAGAACTGACTTGTATTCCAAGTCTTTCATAAGCTTCTTCGATAATTTCATCAACAGAAAATGTTTTGTCGAACGTTACTGTTCCGGAAGTAGTATTAGCCATCTGCTACCTTCCTAATATAATTTCTTAAATTCTGCTATTACCGTATACATGTTTGCAGCATCTGCTGTGCCTGGAACAACAAAGTTAACATCACTTTGATTAGTATTGTTTGATTTGTCAGTTTTTAATCCACCAAATTCTCTAAAGTCCCAATAACCAGATCCTGTTAAACCAATGATAGGTATATCACCATCATCATCTTCTTCATCTAAACGTGCATAAGAGTCACCACCATCTCCACCTTGAGCTGAATACCATACTCTTTGTAAAACTAAGTGTAGACAAGATGCGCCATTTGCATTGTTAGCCATGGCTGAAACATCACCAAATACTGTTGTTCCACCTGTTCCGTCTGATTGATTTACTATTTTGATAACCACTCTAACATCGT